GGTGCTCCGCCTGAGGAGCCGCCGAAACCACCGGAGCCTCCTGCGGGTGATGATGGCCCGGACTTCGATAAGCTGTCGACAGACATGCGGATGTCGCGGTTCCAGGATGCGATTGGGAAGGAGCCTTCGACGCCGCCGACTACGGTGTCCGGCATTCTCCGCCAATGGGTGAGCGAGCTTGAGAGCGCGCGTGGTGTCGACCGTGAGATGATCCGTCGTGGGCTGCTCGATCCGACCAAGGACATGACGACCGAGGATATGTTCCGGCAGACGTATGCGTCGGATGATCGCGCCAGCCACTTCTTCATGCGCGGCGCTGTCGATCCGATCACATTCCAGGATAAGGGCGGCCCCTCGCTGCGCGATGTCGTGAACAAGATCAAGGATGTCGGCGGCAGCATCGACGAGTTCAATCTCTACCGCGTGGCAATGCGGACGGTCGAGAAGGCGAAGCAGGGGATCGACACGGGCGTCTTTAAGGGCGGCATCCGCGAGGCGCAAGCCAGTGCGTTCGATCCGAAGTTGCAGAAGTACAAAGCCGTCGACGAGATGATGCAGGAGTGGAAGCGCGGCGGCCTCGAATATGCACGCGACAGCGGCTCCATTAATCAGGGTCAGATGGATCGGATGATGGCGGCGAACACGAGCCACGTCTCGCTGCGCCGGATTATGGGGGACAACGCCCCGTTCGTGCCAGCCGGCAGCGGTCGAGGCTTCAAGACCCGCAACCCGCTGAAGGCAATGGAAGGGTCCAACCGCCAGATCGTCGAGCCCATGACGGCCGATATGGACAACCTGCGACAGATCGTTCGTATGGCGGATCGCAACCGTGCGATCGGTCACGTCATCGGCTCTGAGGAGTTCCGCAACGCTGCCGGGCTTCGCCAAATTAAGGGGCCTGAAGCCAAGGCCACGCTCGCTGAGCCGGGTAGCAACGTCTTCAAGCCGTATGGCATGACGGACGCTGAGAAGGCCGCCTACGAGCCCCTGGTGGCCCTGGCAAAGAAGGGTGGCATGGGCGCCAACCGCTTCGTCTATTACCGCAATGGGCGGCCGGAACTTTGGGAAGCCAAGGACCCGGACTTCGCCAAGCTCCTGCGCGGCGCCGACAGCCCCGGCGAAGCGGACATCATCTCGAAGATGATGCAGTTCCCCGCCAAGCTGGAGCGCGCCGGCATCGTGGGGGCGCCCGACTTCGCCTTCCGCATCCCGTTGCGCCACCAGTTGACGGCCTTCATTCTCGACCCGCTGCATCCGCCGCCGTATCTGACGGCGCTTCGCGGGATGCTCGATAGCTGGAACATGGGCGACAAGTTCTGGGAGCTTGCGCGCAACGGCGGCCTCAACTCCTCGATCGTGGAACTCGACCGCGACTATGTGCGCAGCGATCTGCAGAGCATTTTTGAGAAGACCGGCGTCAACGACCGGCTGTGGAATACAGTGCGCCACCCGCTGCAGTTCGCGCAGCTTATCACGGAGCGTTTGACGGCGGCTGGCTCCATTGGTTACATGCAGCGTGCAAAAGGCATGGGCGTCGAGCCGATCAAGGCGGCGACGATGGCGCGCAAAGCATACCTCGACTACCACGAGCGCGCGACCGGGCAACTCGCAACGATGTGGTCGAAGTGGGTGCCGTTCTTCCGCCCGAACCTGTTGGGCTGGAAGCAGTTCGGCGAAGCGATCTCCGCGAACCCTGGCAAGACTGCTCTCTACACGGGCCTTGGCCTCGTCGTCCCGCAGGTGGCGCTGTATGCGTTGAACCGGCTGCAGGACCAGCAGCTTCCCGACGAGCAGAAGTACACGAGCTTGCCGCAGTGGGAGCGCGATCTCTACTTCGTGTCGCCGCAGATCGGCGGCACTCGCATCCGGTTGGCAAAGCCGTTCATGGTGGGACCGCTGATCGGGGCGCCTGTGGAACGGTTTTTGGAGCGCATGTTCGAGGAGAACCCGCACGCTTTCGATGGGCTGCTTGGTGCTGTGACATCCGATACTTTGCCGGCGTCTATTCCCGCGGCCGTGAAGCCGATGATCGAGCACGCAGCGAACTACAATTTCTTCACGGGGAAGCCGTTGATTTCGGACAACCTGAAGGCGGCGAGTGCTGACATGCAGTATACACCGAACACGACCGAAGCTGCGAAGGCCGTGTCCAAGTTGATCGGCGAACACCGTGGGCTCGGCATTGCAGAAGTGTCGCCTGCGATCCTGGACAACTACGTGCAGGAATGGGCGGGCTCGACGGGCATGGCCGTCCTGAAGGTGCTCAATGTACCATTGGGACACCAAAGCTTGCCGACCGAACTGGGCGACATCCCGTTTGTGAAAGGCTTTATCGCGCGCAATCCCGGCATGAGCGCGCAGCAGATTTCTGACTTCTACACGGATGCCGAGAAGTTCGAGGCGCTGCACGCCGACAAGGTGGCGGAAGTCAAGCAGGGTATGCTGGAGCAGGCAACGATGGACGCGGCCGGCTCCCGCGTGGCGCTTATCGAGAATGTCAAGCATGCGCTCAACGTCCAGCGCAATGCGATCCAGGCGATCGCCCGCAACGAGAAGATGACGACCGACGAGAAGCGGCAGTTGGTTGAGAAAATCTATGCCGACGCCTGGGCTGTGGCGAAGTTCGGCTCCCGCGCCCTGCACGGGGAAAACATCAGCAACCAGGAAGTTGACGCGCTGTCCGCAAAAGCGCAAGCTGACATCAAGCAGACGGGCTACGGTGAACAGTAATGACCCAGTTCAATGCCCGGCAAGGTCGCACGTTCTTCAACTTGCGATACGGTATCCCGTCCGGGTACTTCCTGGGCCGTGTCGACGCGGGTGAAGGTCCCGCGCAACTGATCGCGATCGATGATGTGATCCGCGCGGCCGGCGGCGGGAAGACGAATGTACCGGCAGTCGGCTTTGGCTTCTACGATGGGGGCCGTCTCAACGACCACGAGCTTCTCGGCGCCGCGACGTTCTCCCGCAATGTCAAGTTCCCCGGCAGCCGCTCCTCGACCGTCACAGCCGTCATCCCCGCGTCCGCCATGGCTGTCTTCACAATGGTCGATCCCACGTTGACCACGGTTGGTACGATCACGTTCGCCGCCGGCAGCACCACCGGGGTCATCGCGTGGTCGCCTTCGCCCTACACATTGGCCGCGGGACAACCGCTACAGCTTTATGCTCCCACTCCTGCTGACCCGGCTCTTGCCTTCATCAGCGGGCTTGTCAATGGGAGCTTCGCGTGACCAGCACAGTTGTCTTCATCACCAGTGGTACATCTTGGGTGGTCCCGACCAAGTGGAACTCCGCGGCCAACACGCTGGAGGCTTTGGGTGCAGGTGGTCAAGGCGGAGCCGGTGTTGCCAACACATCGTCTGGCGCATCGGGTGGATCGGCCGGCTACTCGAAGGCGCTCAACGTTGCGCTGACCCAAGGATCGACCGTTATGGTGCAGATCGGTGCCGGCAATGGCGGCAATGCGTCCGGCAACGATACCCTTCTGCAGAACAACAGCAGCACGACCGTCCTGCTGGCGCAGAGCGGTGGCAACGCAGTCACGACTACAGCAGGTGCCGCGGCCGGCACAGCGCGTGCGGTGGGCTCTACCAAGACGGCAGGCACGAGCGGGCGTAATGGTCCAGCGAACGCGAACCGTGGCGGCATGGGTGGTTCCGGTTGCGCGGGTCCTCTGGGGCTTGGTGCCCAGTCTCCAACCTCGTCAGGCACTCTGGGAGGCAATGGCGGCGCAGGTGCCGACACGGGCGGCACCGGCACCCAGGGTACTTCTACAACCGGCGGCAACGGTGGCAACGGGGGTGGCGGGACTGGCGGCGGAGCCGGTGCTACGAGCACATCGGCGGCCGTCAACGGCACAGCCGGCGGCGGTGGTGGCGGTGGCTGCGCGACCTTGGCGAACAGTGTGGGCGCCAACGGCGGCAACGAAACGACCTGGACCCAGACTAGCGACAGCGCAACAGCCGGTCCCGGCGGAGGCGGTGGTGGCGGTGGTGGATCGTCTACGGCAGGTGCCGGTGGCAACGGTGGCTATGGTGGCGGCGGTGGTGGCGGAGCCAACGTCACTGCCAATGCGGGTGCTGGTGGCAACGGCGGCAACGGCATTATCGTTGCGACCTTCACTCCGCTGGATACTGGCACAGCGGTCATGTCGTTCGGCGGCATCGGCTTCAATGCAACCGGCAACGATCACACCGGGCAAGCTGTGCTCGCGTTCTCCGGGATCAGCTTCAGCACCAGCACCAAGGACGGTCCCTACGTCGTTCAATTCCAGAACACGAGCGGTCACGGCACACCCGGCAGCTTGACGCTCGGCGCTACGCCGAAGGTCGGCAACCTTATTCTAGGCTTCATTTATTCGGATGCCAGCGTCGGGGGTGTCTTGTCCTCCAACTGGACGAACGTGCCCGGCGGCGCAGGCGGCACATCTCGCTTCTCGCGTGCGGTCTACCGCTTCGTGCAAGGCGGCGACACGGCTACACTGCCGGCCTTCTGCACCAGTGGCACATTCTTCTACGCGACCGAAGCTTTCGAGATCGGCAACGTCACTGGCAGCACGATTACCGATGTCCTGGAAAGCAGCGACATCTCGTTCGAGCATGGCAACTCCGGCCCAATCACGACCGCCACGCTGACCACTACCCATGCCAACGATCTTGGTCTGATCTCGGTCGGCTCCTACAACGCCACGCAACATATCAGCTTCGATGGCGCCTGGACGCAGGACATCGATCAAGTCAACTTCGGCAACTACGGCGCATGGGCTGCTGCCGAAAAATATCTTGGCGCCAGTGGTTCCTCGAACTCCGCCACGATCACGGCGCCGGATCATTCGTCTTCGGTCTGGTACTTCCTGTTCACGTTGACATCGCACAACGTCAAGACCGCGACCGGCACTCTTGCGTTCTCCGGGATCGGCTTCTCGGCGATGGGCAACGACCATACTGGGCAGGCCCGGCTGACGTTCAATGGGATCAGCATCAGCGGCGCCGGCTCCCGCAAGGAGACGGCCACTGCCACGCTGGCCTTTAGTGGGATCAGCTTCTCGGCAACGGGTAATGACCACACCGCGTCCGGGCGCCTGACGTTTGCCGGGATCAGCTACAGCGCCGCAGCCGTGGTGGCACATTCGGGCGTCGGGCGGTTGGCCTTTGGTGGGATCAGCTTCTCGGCTGTAGGACAGGTTGCCCACGTCCATGGGTCCGCAACCCTGGCTTTTGGCGGGATTTCGATCCGCGGCCAAGGCGCTGTGGCGACAACCGGGGGCGTAAGACAGTTCTGGACATTCGAGTAGAAATCCGCTAACTAAGAACCTCAAGGAGACTGCTATGACAACCCGCCCAGTGATGTCGATCCTCGCTGCGAAAGCTGCGCTCGACGCCGCCACCGCGCTCGTAACGGGCGGTGCTTCGGCAACGATCCAAATTTTCACCGGCTCAGCGCCCACCAAAACCACGGACGCGGACACCGGCACCAAGCTGTCGACGCTTGCCATGAACGCGACACCCTTCCCGGCGTCGACCAGTGGCACCAGCGACGGGCTTGCGACGGCGACGGCGAACGCGATCGCCTCCGATACAAATGCGGCAGCGACCGGCACTGCCGGCTACTTTCGCCTCAAGTCGAGCACGCCGACGTGCATCTTCCAGGGCAATGTCGGTACGTCCGGCGCCGACCTGAACATGAACACCACGTCGATCGTGGCCGGCGACACGGTGGCGATCACATCTTTCAAAATTACGTTGCCTTGCGGCGACGGCGCCACGTAGGAGGAGACCATGACGCAATTCGTAGGTGTTGTAATCCGCAAGGATGGAACCGTTCCATTCGACGCCGGTTGTCATCCGGCGGTGCGCGATCACATCCTTGCCCACCTGAAGGCGCAAGGACATGAACTGGAAGCAATCGAGGGCACCAACCACGTCAAGATCAAGAACTGGAACGATGCTCCTCGCAACCACAAACTTCCACTCGGCGGAGCAGCCGCTTAACATTGCGGCTGTTACGGCTTCGGGCGCCACGCTGCTCGGCTACCTGCAAGGAATTGCCGGTGTCGTTGCGGCTGTGCTGTCGGCTATCTGGTTGACGTTTCAAATTGTCGCTGCAGTCCAGAACCAGATCGATCGTCGCCGGCTCCTGCGGCTGCGCGCGGTCGCGGATGTCCACGCCATGAACCGGGCAGACAAGGTAACACAAGCAATCCAGGAGCAGCCTATCGTTCCTGTGGTGGTCGTGCCCGAGACTGCCGTCGACAAGAAGCCGGCTTGACATCCCTCCTACGATCGTAGAGAGTGCCGCCCTTCTGGTTTGCAAACCCAATAGGAGACTTCCAAATGCGCAAGCACCTTCTCGCTTCGGCCTTCGGCATCACGCTCGCTCTTGCCGCCATGCCGGTCGCCGCTTCCCCGTCGTTCAACATCGGCGATATCCAGACGGCCGCAACGACCGATCTGCAGGCCGCGCTCGACGACGCCACCGCCCACAACGACGTGTTCGCCATGCAGTGCTATTCCGGTGCCCTGGCCTACATCGCCGACCACCCGCTCGCCAACCTGAAGCCGAACATCAAGGGGGTCGCGTCAGCCTTCCAGGCGGCCCGTGACGGCGTGAAATTCATCGAAGCCTCCAACGGCTTGGTGCCGCCCGAACTCGTGCAGGCGTGCGGCCCTCTCGCCCTGGATGCCCAAAACGACATCGCCAAGCTTCCGGGTGTCTCGATTTTCGGACTTCATCTCTAGGACCGCATTGTGTTTCTCCAAACGAAAAGGGCGTCGGTCGCAAGATCGGCGCCCTTTTCGTTTGGAGAAACACAATGCGAATTATCTATTGGATAGGCGGAGCAGCCGTCCTTGTCGTATTCACTGGCCTACTGCTTCTGGAAATTGCCAACGCCATCATTTTGGGGATGTGGCAGCACATCATCTGGTGATTAAAGCTCTTGGCCTACGATCGTGTGGGGCGTGACTGATCCGTCACCCGGCCGGCAATAGAACTCGTAGGGGCCAATCCCGCCGGCAGCGTCGAGCTTGTGGGTTACATCCTGGATGCCGAGCTTCAGCAGCGCAGGGGCGCCGGCTCTGAACAGGTGGAACTCCACGTCGTAGAACTGGACTTCAGCCTGCAGCTTGTCACTCATTCTCAATCTCTTTCTGCAGGAGCGCGAGCGCCCGCCATGCGACTTTCGCACTGTGACGGACACCATCCGTGTCGCGCTTGCCGCGGTCGATCAGGTGGCGCACCAGGGCGTCGGCTTCGTCGCCACTCTTACTGCGATCCCAATGGAGCGGAGTGCCGGGATTATGCTGCTCGTTGCCGATGCGCGAAAGTTCGGCTACGGCCAACAGTGCGTCGGGGAAGTAGTCGAGGCAGCCGGTCGCAACAGGATGCGCCTTGCGCGTGGCGGCGTCACCAAGTCGATTCTGCTTCACTTCCGCGGACGGCACGCGGCCACACTTGGGGCAGTTTCGTAAGGTGTTCTCTGCGTACCACTGATGGCCGCCGAGACACGTCCATAATTTTGCAGTCATTGGTTTCTCCCCTGGATCAACCGGCGCGCTTCGTCCTTGCGGATCATGTGACCGTAGAGCGGCCCTGACAGGCGTCCGGCGCACATCGCCAGATAGCGTCGGCGGAACGGCCGTGCGGGATGGTCGAGCGCGTACTTCTCGTACTCGACGCGGTGGGCTTCGAGTTCTTGCTCTAGCCGAAAGTCCTTGGCGGCCAAGTACCGATCCCACCACTTCTCGACGCCGATGTCCCGTTGCTGCAGCGAGTGGATGCACTCGTGCGCGATCAGTTCGACCGGCAGTGGGAGGCCGGACGGATTGTAGATCGAATTGCCGTAGCAGAAGTAGACGCCCCGGTGCGAACACTCGCGCCGAACGTGTGGGAAGACAGCACCGATCGCGTCGATGTTAGGCGGCAGTTCGCACTTGATCGACATGCGCCGCGCGTCGACATCCGCGAGCGTGTAGGGACCGTGCGGCACAAAGTCAACCTTGGCTCGAAGGTGACTAGGAAGTTCGCGCATCGTGCTCTCCTCGCAATTCCCTATCGGGAACTCCATCTATACCTGCAGCAAATAGGATCGCTATTTCGCATCGGTCCTTTGTAGGACATCGCGTAGGAAACGTTATGTAGTATCGAGCCGGCCTCTCGATGTCGATATCACACGTTCGACGGCCGCCGCAATGTCGGCACTGATCGTCAAGTCGACGTTGTTCTGGCATCGTGCTGTGCCTCCTCGGTCATCACCGATGTCCGCGTGGCGGGATCGAGATGCGTCACTTCCGACGCCGGCCGCCAGCCGTCCTGAAACCAGAAGCCCCATGGCCGGATTTTCGGTCCAGTCGAGAACAGCGTCATGGTGTAGAACAGCGTGGGCGGCAGGATCAGGCGATGCGCTTCTGTCGCGAGCCTATGGATTACATCCCCTTTATGCAGGAACCGGCGCCGATGAAGGGAGAACAATTTGTCCCCCGGTCGCGGGTCCCAGATTTCCTCGTATCCGCCACTCAGGATCACGCTTGTGTTGTCCCACGGATGATCGTGAAGCGGACGCTCGGGGTCGCTGTCGACCTGGATATGAAAGTAGACGTTGCCCTGGTCATTCTGCGGGATCACATGCCAGCGATAGAGATACGGCTTCCCGTCCGGGGCGATAATCAGGTCCGGCTCCCGAAAGATGCCGCCGCGGTCGACGCCGAGGATACGGTCGGCCGTGTGCCGGTCCTCGCCCGCTAACATCCGGGACACCGTTTGCGGGTCCCAGTTTGCCAATGGTTCCTTCAACACATGCGCCTCCTACTTCTGATAGACCGCCACCCACGGATCGGACTTCTTGCCCACGCGGAACGGGTCCTGGACATAGACTTCCATCTGCGTGTTGATGCCCCACTTGTGATGCACGAACCATAGGGCCTGACTGGCCGGCGTAGCCGGCGCCCGAAGCGCCAGCCTAGCAAACTCGTCGTAACCCTTCAAGCAGTTGTTAACGATCAGCCCGCGGGTCGACACATACTGGTGCCAGTGCCCCATGAGGATCGTATCGAAGTCGCGGCCAACCTCGCTCTCGGAACGGTGGACCTTAAAGGCGCCCCGCATGATTGGCCCAAGTGCGCCGATGATCCCGTCGCCGCCTTTCACACCGAGCGTGTCCCCATGGGTCAGGAGGAAGCGGTGTCCCTTCACCGAGAAGTAGGCGTCCGTTTCGTCGGGGATCATGAAGCGGATGCGGCGATCAGCCCGCAGCCGGTCTTCGAGATCGGTGTAGAGGTTCCACTCGTAGCTCGTCATCACGCGACCCTTGAGCCGCGGCTTCAGCGTGGCGCGTCCGTGGTTGCCCACGACGCACGGAACGAACACCTGCCCGCATTCGTCGGCTACCTTGATGATTGCCGCGGCAAGCAGGTTCTTCAACTCGCGCACCGTCTCCAGGATGTAGCGGTCGTTGGTGTCGGCAAGCTCCTGATGTATTTCGCCCGTAATCATGTCGCCGCCGAGACAGATGACGGCGCCGGGCATTCCCTTCGGCATGTGGTGACGGATCAGGCCGAGGCTCCGATCGACGAGCGTGTGGATGCGCTTGACCATGATCTCGCTGTTGAACTCGTTGAGGCCGCCGACTTCGCGCTGCTCGACTACTTCGCCGCCGTGCCAGTCCGACCACAGCATCATGGGGACGCCAGGGCCTTCGATGTCGGTCGAGCGGCTGAGCCACGTTGGCGGCTCCAACGGAATGTCGCGTAGGCGGTAGATCGACTTGCGGATTTCCGCAGCCGTGTCGTTGTGACGATGGATGGACGCGATCTCCGCTCTGAGCCGGCTGATCTCGGCGTTCTTCAAAGCCATTGGATCACGTACAACCGTGTCGGGTGTCAGACCACGAGCCTTTGCATCCAGCCGAGCGGAGCGCAGGGACGAAGCTCTGATCCCCAATTCGTTTGCTGCGAGCGCGACATTGCCGTTGTACTTTCGGATCACCTGCAACCGGAGCACCAGTTCAGCGTCACTCAATTTATTTTGCATCGGAAGCTCCTGCTGGCATGACCACGTAGTTGAGGAAGTCGGACAGCGAGAGGATCGCAATCCAGTGTCCCTTGTTGCGGCGGTGAGCAACGACCGGCACCTTCAGGCCAGCGTCGTTCGTAGCTTGCGCCAGCCACTTGTACGGGTTGCCGCTCTCGACCCGCTTGCACTCGAAGTGAAAGCCAGGGAGATCGCACACCACGTCCGGGCTGTCGTCGCTGCCCTGGAACTGGCGCCCGCGGCGCGCCACGCAGCCGTGATCTCGGAGGAACTGGGCAAGCTCGCGCTCACCGACAGCACCTTTCGTCCGGCTCTTGCGACCAGCCCTGCTAGCTGCTGCGGCTACTTGCTTGGTTTTTCCCATAGCCCTTGCAGTTCCCATTGGTAGCCGGATAAATCCGGCCGATGAAAGAAGTGAAACTGAATTTCGTCACTGGCTACACCGTCTCGCATAGCGGCCGTGACAATATGGTCGATTTCTTTGATGGTAAAATACGACTGCCCATCGAGATACACACAGCATTCTCTCTGCCTCATGCTCATTTCCGGTACCTCTCGCCCACCCAACAGTCAGTCGCTACTGGGATTTGCAATCGCTTCGCCCACTCTGGCACATCGCACATAAAGCCGTCAAGTACCTTGGCGTCCGCCAGAGCTTCCGGTACATCCGCGATCTCCTCGTCATGCACCGTCAGCACCAATGGATGCTCGGCCGCCTCCGTATTGAACATGCCGTTGACAAGCAGATCACGAGCCGTTGCCTGGACCACGTTCTCCGTTAAGAGGCCGCCATAAGCGCTGATCCGTTTCCAGCGGCCAATCTTCCACGCGCTGTACTCGAACCCAGGCCGGATGTCGTTCTCGTCCCACGGCATCTTCTTGCGCACCGGCTTCGGGTCATAGTACCAGAGCTTGCGGCCGGACGGCAACCGGCACGTCAGGAAGCCGTCCTCCAGATTGTACGCAATGCCGTAGGCTTCATGGCCGACGCGATCCCAGACCGTACGGGTGGCTGCCTCCTCCAGCGCCCGCCAGAGCTTCGGCACTTCCGGCGCGAAGTCCTCCCGGTAGGCGGAGATGCACGCCTGACAGAACTCGTCGGTTTCGTTCGGCGCATAGCGTTTCTTGAACTTCCGCCAGCCCATCTGAAAGCCGCAGCCGAGCACTGAGTTCTTGCCGATCTGCCGCTTCTCCGGGTCGCGCTTCTTGTCGACGGGGACGTGATAGATCGCCTGCGCCATGTCGATGTAGATGTCTTTGCCGGCCGCCATGATCTCGGTCTTATCGTGCTGACCGGCGATCGCCAGCACGATGCGCGCCTCGATCGTAGCGAAGTCCCCGACTTCCAGCAGGTTGCCGGGGCTCGCTACAATCGCATGGCGAAGACCATTGGAGACGGCGCTGATCGGCTCCCCGAACAGGAGGCGCACGTACTCGGCATCGCCCGTCATTATCGCGTCGACAAGCTGCTCTGTGTCGTGACCCTTGAAAAGCTCGCGGCCGTCCTTGTCGAAGCCCTCGCTTACTTTGAGCGTCGGACGTGGAAAGTTCTGAGGCTGTAGCAGCCGCCCTGCCCATCGACCAGGGCCAGCGCCGTGGTATTGAAGGAGCCCCCGAGCCCGGCCGTCAGGCCCGCAACACGCCTGCATAGCGGCGAGTTTTTTGATACTCGCCGACCCCAGGATTTTGCGGATTTCGAGGGGCCGACGATATGCAAACGGCAGTGGCGATTGAGGTTCTTCACAATGGTAGTCGTCCGCTTCACCCGCGAGGCTTTGGTCTTCGTCTTCATCTTCGTCTCCCAAAAGTTTCAGGACAGTCTCCTTCTGGAGATTGACCATTGGTTTTCCGTCTTCGTCTCGGGGAAACGGACACCCCTGTTGCACTAACCAGTCCTTGAACCGCTTGTCCTGAGTAGGCTCTATGCCGCCAGTCAGCCGCTCGAACTCCAACCATAGGGGCTTGGCCGCCTGATCGCAGATCGACTGTGCCGCGTTCACATACGCCATGTCAAGCCGGATACCGCGCTCGTTAATGGTCTGATCCAATAGCCAAACCCGGCGCTCCTCGGCGCCTAGCCCGCGGACGCGGCGATGCAAGTCCAACTCGGCCAAGATATCCTGCTTATTGTAGGCAAAGACGCGCGCCAGCTTCTCCGGGCTGCGGTCGTAGTAGCCCTTGTTCTTGCCCTTCTTGACCACGCGGCCGAGCGCCAGCGTGGCCTTGGTGCCTTCCGTGTCCTTCTGGTTCGACAGCCGCAGGGCGAGCGCAGCGCGCTCCAGCTTCAGCGGCAGAGCTTTCATCGCGCATGTCGCCATGATGTCGTGCCAGCGATCGTTCGGGATGTCCGGCCACCCGAGCACCGCGACCATGACGTGCCGCCAGATCGCTTTCTCGAACGCGGCGTTGTGCGCGATGAAGATCACATCCGGGTCTTCGACGGCGGATCGTAGTGCAAGGAACGCTTGATGCCCGTATGGCGGATCGCGGTAGTCGGTTCGGTACTCTGTAGGCTCCCACACGAACGGCTTCTCACCGCCAATGGTGAAGCCGAGGCAGATGATGTTGGTGGTAGGATCGGCCGCGTAGACCCAAGCCCCCGCCTTCTTCAGGTCACAGGTGCTCTCGGTCTCGAAGTCGAGGAGACAGAAGGATTTCATCCACCGCGCCGACGATAAAAGAACCGCATGATATATGTGTGATCCTTTGTCTCGCACTCACTGACTAGCTCGTGCGTTTGGAAAAATTCTTCAATCAGACGAGGATCACGATCATAACGGTCTCTTATCTGGTTGTTCAAAGCAGTCTGTACTTGCGCAATACGCTCAGTGAGAGAAGGGATCGACGCTTTCTGAGCTACGACCAGATCACTCTCTAAGCGTACTTTGTCATGCCATTGGAAAGCGTTCATCGTACAAGCCCCAAAAGTGAAACGGGAGCCGGAGCCCAGGTTGAACATGCGCCCGTTCACGGCGCCCTCAACTTCGGCTCCCGTTATCGTTCCCGTCCTAGAACGGGATGTCGTCGTCACCGCCGGTCGGGTCTTCGCCGGACACGCTGCCGGCGTAGGCGCGGAAGGTCTCGGCCGCACTGGCGCCGCCGATCCGTTCACCGTCCTTCACCCACAGCACGGCGTCGAGATAGGCCGTCACGCCGTCCGGGTTGCCGATCTTGTGGCCGTGACCGTCGTCTTCCTGCTGGCCGTCGTAGGCCACGAAGTTGACTTGTGGCACGACCCAACAGCCATTGTAGAACTTGGTCTTGCCTTCGGTCTGCACCTGGGCGCCGGTCAGATCGCGCACCGTTTTGCCGGCGAGGATCGCCAGCCGCGGCTCATACTTCGAGCGCGCGTCGAGCACTACCTTGCCGAGGAAGAAGGAGCCGTCCTTGCCGCCCGCCTTCGACTTCTCCGCGCGGCGATCGCCGAGCGTGAAGGGGAACTTCAACTCCTTCAGGTCGCGGCCGGGCCACTTTGCGCGAGCGACTTCCGCCGCCTTCGCCTTGGCCGCCGCGAGATCGGGACTGTCGGTATCGATCAGGAAGGTGCCGCTGTACTTGGGATCGCCCTTGGCCTTGCCCTTCTTGCCGACTGCGACCGGCGTAATCAGGTTGCCGAAAGGCATCCGAACTGCCGTCGTGAACACGTAGCGTCCATCGACGGTTCCTGCATTGGTAGTCATTGTGGTCTCCATTGGTTTCTATCCCACTGCGGGATCATCATCGGCCGGGATCATATGCGCGAAGATGTCGGCCGTTTTATCCACCTACGCGCGTGAAGTCCTTTTAAGATACGCTGCAGCGGCTGTCAATACCGCCGGCGAATCTTTTGCATAACCCAGAAGCAGATTACATTCCCGGCATAGAAGTCCCCGCACTTTATTTGTCTTGTGGCAATGATCGACCGAAAGCCACTCCTCGCTCGGTTGTTTGCAAATAGCACAGACGCCGCCTTGATCCGCAAGTCGCTGCGAAAATTCTTCAATTGTAATCCCAAAACGGCTGCGCAAATAGTATTTGCGCCGCATGAGTTGCCGATTGGAAGTGCCCTTCATTCGAGGAACTCCGATGTTGCGAACCTCCATAATCTATACCTCTTCGTCCGCGGGGATCATATGCGCAAATACGTCTGCTATTGGTTGAACAATTACCGGAGCTTTCTTACTGCTCTCCAAATCGACTGTCAACCCGTTGTCGGGATGGTAGGCGTACTCCGCCACGAACTTCTTAGCATCCGGGCTCACCTTCTCCATCTCGGCCGGCGACTTGAGTTCCGGCTTCGTCAGCGCAAGGTCGCCAAACTTCTCCGCCAGCTTGGCCGGCGCCTCGATGTTCCACACCCGGTTCGACTTCTTGCGCACTAACTTGGTGCCCTGTACTGCAGTCCCGTGCATTAGCCGGCGGTACACTTCATCCTGCAGCGCCTTGGTGTAGAACTTCACGGCATCGATCTGCTGATATTCAAGGCCAAGCCGCTTGGAACTGAAGTTGGGCACCATGTTCGGATCGGCCTTCACCGCGGCGCCAAAGATGCCGGTGAGCAACGGGCAGAACAACTTGGCAGGACAGAAGCGACACCATTGGCCGGCATCGAAGTCGTTGTCGATCTCGGCTGCGTTCATCGCCGGGATCAAGACCGTCTCGCCCCAGTTCATAATTTCACCGGCCGTCGTCACCCATTCCCGGATAGGTCCGTCAACGTGAAACGCGCGGGGCTGGCAGATGCGCAGCCGCACAACGCGATCGGGCCGAACGTGAGGCCGCACCACCAGGATGCCGTAAGCATAGTAGAGCATCTGCTCGTTGCCCTCGGGCTCGACTACGATGCCTTCGCCGTACTTGAAATCCTCGACGATCGTTTCGTCGGTGTCGTAGGCCGCGAAGTCGACGGTGCCATAGAAGTCCGGGTGCGGACGCTTCGCCGGGTCTTCGCCGATCCGCTTCTCAACGTAGATGGTCGCGCTCGGCGTGACGAACTGGCGCACGTCGTTCACGTACATCTGCACCGCATTGAAGTCGATCCGCTCCTTGCCGCCGGCATCCTGACCGGGCTCCCCGATCTCGTAGTCGTGGAAGCGTTGACCGCAAATCTCCCAGGTGTCGAGACCATTGGCAACGCAGTGGGCTCCCGCTTCATGGGCGCCGACACCAAGCCCGCGGTACTCCTGCTCATCCGTCTCTGGGAGCTTCAACTTCTTCAGGAGGATGCTGCTGCCGGGGCAATTGATCCAGCGCTCGGCAGAGGAGCCGCCTTTAGGTGAGTGCTCAAGATCAGACACAATGCCCTCCTAGAAACCGGGCCGGGATCGAGTGACCGCGTTGTCCGGGGCCGACCTCAATCCCGGCTGCCGCCTGTGGTGGCGATAGCCCACCATTCGTCCTTCAGGCGAGGTTCTTTAACTTGGTCAGGAACTCCTGCCGCTGCGCCTGCGGGATGTCCCGCAGCGTGAACTGCTGCGTCCAGTCGGCCGGCTTGAACTCGGCGACCAGACCCCGGATTTTCACCGGGTCCTTGAGCTTCTGGTTAACACGCTGAACCTCGGAATTGAGCGCGTCATCCGAGACCGGCGTCACCACCAGGGTAGCCGGCACCGAAAACTCGTCTTCCTGGGCTGTAGGAGCCACCGTGGCAGCCACGGCCGCCGGGTCAGGCTCTACCACCGCTGCCGGGTCGGCCGTGGGCGCCTGGGAAGCTCCTGTGCGCTTGGGGCCGGGTTTCGAGCCCTCCGCCACTCCCGCCTCGCGGGCCAAGTCTTCCTTGGTCCTGGCCGGGGTAACTGCCGGGGTGCCGCTATCCGGCTTTCGCCGGGTAGCCGCGGCGGTCGGTGCCGAGAGCCCTAGCTTCCGGGTTACGAACAACTGCGCCTTGTCGAGCACGGCATTGACGGCCGCATCCTGATCGTCGCCACCCTCCTCCAGAGCGAAGTTGAGTTCGACCTTGACCTTGCGCGTGGGGGAGAACTGATCGCCCTCCACGGTCTTCACACCGTCTTCGTAGCTGACGATGCCACCGATGATTTTCATTGCAGTCGTCTCCTCGTTGTCAAATCGGGACCGCCCGGAATGGTACCGGCCCACCTATCTAGCATCGGTGGTCTTTCGCGGAGGTAGGCCGAACGGATGCCAAACCGTGCCTTTGCTCGATCGTGCATCCTAGCCCTTCCACGTCAGCCCTGCTGCCAGTCCCTTTATCCTCTATCAGGCGGTGGCCGCCGCTGTCAAGAAGAAACCATTGGTGCTCTCCCACTGCGAGGATCATGGACATGGATGCCGTCAGCATATTCCAAATCCTTCTTGCAGCGGATGCACCGCGTCCAGTCTACGTTCGGCTTGTGGCCGCTCGCGCAATTCTTTGGCATGGAAGCCGCAGCCGGTGTAGCGTCGACGATCATATCGCTCCCTTGCCGGCGCCAGTCGGTTCACGATCCTGCAGAACTTCTGTTGCGGTACGATTTGCTCCGGCCACATCCCGCTCCGCATAGTGTTCGTCGAGAAGCGCTAGCGCCTTCCGCAACATCGGCCGCAGATCGCGCTTGCCCCAGAACGTCACGGCCGAACTGTCGTCGTCGCCAGGATGATGGATGAAGGGCGCCTTCATTTGATCGGCTTGCACAGTATCTTTGATCGACGCAGGCCGCAAAGCTCCGTCTCCGATCACTGGATCGGGGACGAAAGAAGCCGGCAATTCGAGATAGAAGCGCACAGCCGTAAAGTCGTGGCCACCGACATTCTTTTTGATGATCTCCACGCGGTCGGTCATTTCCTCCGCGTACACGTTCACGCGCATTTACTCCTCCTATGGTTTTCCAACTGTTGCTTCGTAATCGAGAGCCGACTGCGAAAGGCCACGCGGATTGTTCTTTGCCGCCGCAATACCAGCGTTGAACGCCTCGCGCAAGTAGTCCTTGATCTGGACCTTGGTGCTGTCCGGCAGGTGGCGCGCCATATGGTCGCCTGTGTCCCACCATTGGTCAAATCGGCTCATTGCGGACCCTCCTCAATGTCTCTCGTCGAGACTTTTATGCGTGTTCTGCCGTTTATGCAAGGCCCCCGCCAAGATTTTTTCCAATAGGGACTTCGGGGCCACGAACAAGTCAGCCTGGACCGTCCGCTTCTGGCCGCCTCGATCCAGCCGATCCACGGCCTGCTCGTTGTTACCGGGCACCGGATCGGGCTCCGCGATCAAGCAATGGCAGGCGACCTCCTGCAACCCGTCCGTGCCCGTTCCAAGGGACAGGGTGTTGCCGAGCATTACCTGATACCGACGATCGTTTATGAACGCCTGAACCCGGATGTCTTTCTGCTTCGGGCTGGTAGAACCGTCGATCCGTAAGACCCCAAACTTCCCGAGCCGCTCCTGCAAGATGTTAAGCACATCGATGTGCCACGCGAAAATCACCAGCTTCTCTTCACCGCCATCGAGCAGCATCGCAGCGTAGTCCGCCACCTGCGGAGCAATCGCGAGCCCAAGTTGCCGGCGCACCACAGCCCATTGGCCGAGCACTTCCATGTTGGCGCCTTCGGCCAAGAACTCGGGGTCGATGTCGAGGAAGCTCTCCGCCTCAAGCGCCTGCTTGACCGATTTGGTTTCGTCAACGGTCACGATGTCATAGACCGGCATGTCGAGTTGGGTCATCACGTCGCGCTTCAGGTGACGCACCATGAAGTTCGCACGCAGCCGGTTCTGGAACTCGCTCGCACGCCCTACTTCCTCGCGCGTGTAGGTGTAGAGCGTGCCATCGTTGCGGACGCCTTCCAGCCGCGCGACCGGGTTGAAGCGCTCGTTGAACGATCGCTCTGACATCCAATCGATGCTGTCATAGTTCAAGTTCCTGCAGAGTGTGTACGCCTCGCGCGGCCGATTGGGAAGTGGCGTCCCCGTCAACGCGAGGATCATGCCGACACGCGACTTCAGCGCCGGAAACAGATTTTCATAGTCGATGATCTCGTCCCTATCGTTGCGGATCGGGCGCCGGCACCAGCCGGTGTGGTCGCCGAACACCGCCTGGGTACGGTTGCTGTCGACCGTCTTCAGATAGTGCGCCTCGTCGAGGATCAGCGCGTCATAGGTGCCCTGCGCCAGCGCGCGACCAATCGCTTCCGTGCGCGCCAGATCGTAGGAGACGATTGTCCATTGGGCAATCGGATTAACACCGTGCCGCCCCTGCTCGATCACGTAGGTATTATAGGGCCACGGCATCGTAGTCCAGTGCGGAATGCGCTTGAGCCAGACGTTGCGCCGGACGGATGCGGGGCAGATCACGAGCACGCGCTTGGCGTTGATCTCGTTCGTCACGCAGATCGCGCTCTCGGTCTTGCCAAGCCCCGGCTGATCGCTGATTAGGGTATTCTGTCGCGACAAGCAGTAGGACGCGGTTGCTTTCTGGAAGTCCCAAAGCTCGCGGTCCATTGGGCATTTGATGTGGGCGCCGCTGGTGGGAGCCCAACTTGCCGCGACCTGTTCCAAGATACCGCTGATCTGTGCGCGGGCGGCCGGCGTTGCGTATTCCCCGAAGCTCGCCGCTGCGTAGGGCTCCCGCGTGAACAGCACCGCGGTGCTACTGCTGCTCGCCGGCAGAGAGAAGTCGAAGCCATGCTCCGTCATCAGCGTTTGGATATACGCCGACTTCGCGCGCTCCACGCGCAACGTGAAGCAGCCGGTTCCGGGAACATAGTCGAGGATCATCGACTGCCAAGAACCATAGGCGGATGTGCGAGCGCAACCATTAGAACGCCTTCGGATCGAGATGATGGTGACGGCAGACTATCTTGGTAGCCGCAACAAAGCGAGCCCCATGGTGCGCCTTGTCGTCCGGGTGCGTAATCTGCAGGTGAAGGTGTACCATTTCGTGCGCCACGATCCGAGAAAGACTTGAGATGTTGCCACACCATGCACCGTTCACGCCAAGCTCGTGGCGCCCTTTGTGCCAGCGATAGTGGCCGGCAAACCGGTAGGGATTGTGAAAGACCGTGATGTCCAGCGCATCCGCTTCCGGCATCCGCCAGCCGCGGAAGGGCGGCGTCCGACGCAGAAGTTCATACATCCCTTCAACGATGTCCGGGGTAAGTTGCATGGTGGATTGACGCCCTGGCTTTGAAAACGTATAACCCGCGCGACATGGCAAGTCAATCGGGCATCAGCGAACTCCACGAGGCCGCGCGCAACTGGGCGCAAGCTGGCTTTGCCGTGTTTCCATGTCAGCCCTTCTCAAAAATCCCCGCGACCCCGAACGGGTTGCATGACGCCACTACAGATTTAGACCAGATCGATGCTTGGTGGTCGGAAAATCCGACCTACAACATCGGCATAAGTCCCGCACGCTCTGCCATGTTCGTGCTGGATGTGGACCCGCCCCTTGGTGTTGATACGTTGGCAGCAAAAACGTCTCAACACGGGCATCTGCCCGAGACACTGACCATACGAACGCCTCGGGGCGGGCTACACTATTGGTTCCTCGGATCGTGCCCGTCGACCGTCGCCAAGCTAGGGCCAAAGCTCGACACCCGCGGCGAAGGCGGCTACGTCCTGGTGCCCCCGTCCTACGTGCGCGACGGCAAGGGCATCGATGGGCCGTACACTTACGAAGGGGAGTGCAATGAGATCAGACCGGCTCCCGCGTGGATCGCGGGTGACATTGCCCGATTGCGAGATCATCAATCCGCGGCAGACAATACGGAACTTGATCTTCCTGCCAGTGTGGAGCGTGCGCGGACGCTGCTACGGAATTACGTTCAAGTCGGCGACGTGGCAATTGAAGGGCAAGGCGGCGACAATCGTACATACCAAGTCGCGTGCGAAGTCCTCGCGCTTGGCCTCTCGCCCGCGCTGACGTGGCAGGTGATGTCCGATGAATGGAACGAGCACTGCGTTCCGCCGTGGGACGAGGAGGAGCTTGCGGTAAAGGTCACAAATGCTGCCGAATACATGCAGAATGATATCGGCGCCTGGACCGTGGCGCCGACGCAAGAGATATTCGCGGAAGTCGCACGCACGCTCACACCGGAGCCGGCTGCTCCCGACAAGCTGAGCCGCTTCTATCCACACGACGAGAGCGAGCAGGACCAGCGCCCAGAGCCCCAATGGCTGCTGCCGGGCTTCTTGCCGGCCGAAAGTACGGTCATGCTCTATGGCCCCTCGGGAAACTACAAATCGTTCCTGGCCTTAGACATCGCCCTGACGCTCACCAGCGGGATCGCCGGCTATGGCTGCCCCGCGCGGGAGCCCTACGCGGCGGTCTTCATTGCGGCCGAAGGGTCGCGTGCCATCGAGCGCCAGCGGCGGCCGGCGTGGCGCCTCGCACGCCAGATCGAGGAGCCGCTGCCGTTCTACACAATCGACACCATGCCCCTGATCGGGCGCCCACAGGAAGTGATCGAAGTGGTCGAGCAGATCAAGCGACGGGGCATCAAGCCCAAGCTGGTAGTGCTCGACACGATCGCTCGCGCCATGGCCGGCATGAATGAGAACGACGCCCGCGACACCGGGGAGTTCATCGAAGCAATCGAACTTATCAAGCGCGAGCTTCACTGCACGGTCCTGGCCGTCCATCACACCGGCAAGGATGAAGACCGTGGCTCCCGCGGATCGTCGGCTCTGCCGGCTGCGTTCGACGCTGCAATCAAGGTGCATACGCGCAAGGAGACCAAGACCGTTGCGCTATACGTCACCCGGTTCAAGGACGCCGACGAGCCTGAAGTGCCCTGGACATTCGAGGGGCACGTTGTCGGCCCATCACTCGTATTCTTCGAGATCAGCACGGCCGAATATCGCAAACTTTCGCACACAGAAGATGCCTATTCCCGAGAAAAGATCGGCCAAGCCTTACAGGAGCTACATGCCATTGGTGACGCCAGCGCGGTCACGTCGCACGTCCTGGCAACACACTTTGTCCCGCAATTGCAGGATGATAAGCCAGAGGATCGGTCAAGGGCCGTGCTGCGCTGTGTGCGGCAGCTAAACATGCTCGCCAAGGGCAAGCTAGAAGCCTACACAATCGGCACCGGCAAAAGCCTTAAGTGGTGCCTGCCCGCAGCGCCACCAGAGAACACACAGCCAGAGATGTAGCGACATCCCCACCATGGAGGGAACACCGGACACTGGCGTGAAGCCGAGCAGCCGCAGAAGCGGTTTCGATCTAATAGTCAACGGCTTGCTCGGCTGTAGATGTCGATTAGCTTTTGGATATCCGACTGCGATGGATCGAATAGCGACGGTGGCCGCCAATGATTACCAATAGCTGCGGCTAACTCCAAACCGAGCGTCATGCCGATAACAACCCCGAATAGGAAGCTCCTCATTGCGGATCGATCTCGCGCGTCTTCAGCATCCGGTCCATGAACCGTTCCGTTTCCTGGTAGGCGTCGAGCACCGCGATCAGGGCCGGCAATTCGTCTTCCTTGGGGCCTTCCGCTCGTGCCACGCGCAGCCGGTGCATGGCGTCGTCCAGGCGCCAGGACGCGGCAGAGAAGGCGCCCATGACAGACCGCACCGTGTTGGCCGTTGCCATCGCCCGTTGCAGCCAATGGAATTCGGAGCCCATGCCGGCATCATGCGCCCGCGCTGCAATCTCGTGGGCTTCCCCGTCGTGAAGTGGTTTCGGATCGTGATATGAGATCATGACTTGTCTCCCTGTGGATACCAGCGCCAGCGTTTCCATTGGCGCCCATAGCGGATGATCTTCTCGCCGTCATGCTCGGCAAAGCCCTGCATATACGGGGCCAAACGAGCAAGGGTCTGAGCCAGTTTGGCAATAGCCTTGTTCTCCGGCGACCTATGGTCTCTATGGTGGCAGCCGGTTAGACGACACGCGAGTTCAATCGTCGATAGAGGCTCAGTCGTGCGCGGATCACAGCGCCCTAGGAAGTCGCGCACGGCGACTTCAATCTCGGCATTGCGTTGGCGCCACGGCAGGCGCGAAACCTTAGCCCACTCAAACATGATGAACCTCTACAAGGCGCAGAGAATTGGAACCAATGGCGTCGGCTTCGCGATTGAAGCGAGCCAGTTCTACTTTCAGGCTCGTGCGCCACACTTCCAGCGTTGCAGTACGTTCCTCTAGCGTGGGCGCCGGCTTTCGCTGCATCATAACTTCCAGGTGGCAGGCGCTGTTGAAGCCGCACCATTCTGGGGTCGAGCAGCCACGTTGCGCTGTGCAAGTCAGCATTTGGGACCTCCGTGTATCCAGGCGCGAACGATCCGCGCGTTGAACTCCTGTCGCGTGATGATCTCCGCTTCACCGATCCGCGACGTAAAGATTGCAACTTGATCCGGGAACAGGCGGAAGGCATGGTCGACCAGCGCCGCGAATTGCTCCTCGGAGCACGCTACGCGATAGGGCACCATTTCGTCCATGTAGACCTTGCCGGCGTCTTTCCAGACACCGATCCCAGTCGGCCGTTGCGTAGCGCCACCGACAATCTGCAGCGTTATGGTATTGAACGTGCGATGGGCGGCGCTGTAGTCAGCACCTTCATTCGTGCGGGCCGGCAACGCAATTTCCCAGAGTGGAGTTTTGGTCATGACTTTTCTCTTTCTGCAAAGCGGAGAAGATGCTCGCTTGTCAATGCAGCGCATCCTGCGCTTAACGCCTTTAGATATTTCGTGTAAAGCCCATGCGCAAAGATGTCTTCGCCATAGGTTTCCAGGATGCCGTTGCGGTGATAGCGCGCGATCTTGGCAAGTTCTTGCAAGCCGGCGCCGTGCGCTCGGGCGTAAATCTGCTTCTGGCGCAGATAGATCAGGTGCGAATTGCCGCAAGCACGCGCCAGATCGTACAGGTGCCAGAGAGTTGCGGTTACGCGATCCGTGCCCATCAAATGCGCTCCACTCCCAAAACAACCCCCAATGCCAGAATTGCAGCACGCAATTCTGTGCTCGTTTCCGTGCCCTGTCTCAATTGGCGCCACGTAAAAACGAGCGCTCTAAGAATAAGGACCTTTTGCTCTTGTGTCATGTACCCGCCCAAACTGTTCGCCGGTTTGAAAGCCGGTCAGGTTGTGCCAATGGTTCACGCTCGACGCCTTGATGCACTCTCAAGTCGCGCGTAATTTGCTGGCAGTGCTTGCAGGGCACTTTCGGAAGGCCGTCCCGTTTGGCTCTTGTGTACGGCGGGACGCCGCTCCGAAGTGCCCGTGCCGTTCGCTTGTTCCGTTTCATCGTGACCACTTCGCCTTAGCCGTCGCTTCCAGCATGTCGAGGATCAGGCGCGTCTCCTTTTGCTTGCCGCGTGGATTGCGTACAGAACCCGGATAGTCGCGCTTGATATGCCGACGATATTGAGCCAGGGTCCATCGGGAATGACAGCCCGCCCAAATCAGCAAAGTTGTATTTTGGCGATAGTGGCCGATCAAAAACCAATAGCCGTCGCTGCGCAGCGCGGCGCCTAAGACAGTGTAGCCGCCAAACTCAATACGGTTCTGTCTGTCCTTGAGAATGTCACAAGCGTCCGCTTTCATGATCCTGTCCTCCTAAAACGGCACAAAGTTATCAGGAACGATTGCAAGATGCAAGGCCGAGACCGCATCCGGTTCCATCCTATAGACACCTGCCATCTGCTCGCACCACGTATCCCAATAGTATTCGGCCTTGCCTTCCGTCTCGCGGCAGTAGCGGTCGATTTTCCGAATGAAAGCCAGCCCGGTCTTGTGTCCATCCGTGCGAAAGGCTCTCGGATGCCGCCCCTCGCGCTTCACATTGCGGGTATCGAGACAGGCTAGATCGTAACCCATGCACTGCAGCGCGAAAGCTGACTTCACAATCCCGAGGCCGGGAGTGCGGCACAATACCGCAATCCGGTTCCCATTGGTCACGGATGCCCGCACGTCACGCCACAGTTCAACCGAATGGTCCAGCAAGTAGTGATAGGCCAAAAGCTTATGGCCGAACAGGGGTTCCAAGTCGCCCTTGTCGACCTGTTCAAGCTGCTCAGGAACCGCCGTCACGGGTTGCCGGATCGAGCAGACAGCGAACAGGACGCCGCGCATGAACAGTTCTGGGCTATCGTGCATCGCCGCACTGATAGCCGGGACGTGCTGCTTATACATCCGTCACCTTGACCAAGTGCGTCGACAGCGGCCAGCTTGCCACCAATGCGACCCCGAGCAGGTATTCCATGACACCTTGCCAATAGCCGCCACGCATGGCGTCGGCTTTCGCCGGCCCCCAACCGTAGGCTCGCGTTGTCGAATTGCAGACATGCACGCGCACTGTAGCGCGCGTGACCTTGATTTCTGCGATCCGGGCGCCTAGTTCCGTTTCGAGATAGTGTGTTGCCTTCATGACTTCCCTCCCTGATACTCGCGAATGAGTTGCTTTATACCGGCAAGCGTATCGGCCGCCAGTCCACCAGTGACGGTAGTCCATCGGAACGGCCAGTGGGCCGGTTGCGGGTTGTAGTAGATATTGATCCCGCGATAAGTGCGCGTTAGTTTCTTTACCATTGGTCCGTTTCTCCTAAGTAAGCGCTAACGAACGCGCGTTGATCCGCAGGAAATGTGCCATACGTGACGAAGTACTCGGCTTGGCCTATGACTTCGGCGCGGAGGATCCTAGCCCATGCGAGCGGCGCCGAAGGGAAGCGGGCATAGAGTGCGCGCACCTGCACCTCGCACACTTCACGCTCGCCGGCCAAGGTGAAGGCGCCGGCAATCTCTCTGTGTGTCGCGTCATGCCATGCCCGGAAGGCAAAGTTCACGCGCGGGTCCGCATAGATCGTGGCGTCACTCCCGCCGTCATAGACGCGCAGGAGCGGCGGAGATTGCATAAACTCAGCGAGCGTTGCCGGCGCGAACGATTGCGCGACATAGGCCGGCGCCATCGCTAGCACTGCGCGATTGAACTCGCGGTCTAGCGGGCACATGATCGACGCTGGAGAATAGCAGCCCACTTTGCTTTTCTGCTGGCATTGTCAGAAAATTCGTCAATGTCTTGTGCTATGAGCGCTAATGTGGCCGCCCGCATATAACTGGCGGATTTCTTTACTTTACGGCCGTTGTGCCAAATGGCTTCCCATCCCCCGTACCGATGTTTTCGAATACGAAACACAGCGCCATTGGCATAGCCTACATATTCGTGACGATAGAAGGCTGATTTTTCGATATTGGGATAATTACGCATGGTGCGAACTCCGTTAGCTACCATTGGTTACAGTCTAACCATTGGAACGGGGCACGTCAAGCCCCGCTCCCCTTGTGAGACTATCACACCCCGCGATTTTTGACCGCGGCAATGTCATTTGCAACTTGCATATACTCTCGGGAAATGTCCGAATTGCCGGCGCGGCGGTTTTCGCCCGCGAGAACAGTCGCGGCTTCGGAAAGCCAGTCCTTTGTATCGTCTACAGAAAAATCGCGAACGATAGCTTCAATTAATTTCATGGCTTCATTGCGGTTCATGGTGCAAACTCCGTTTGCTACTTGGTGACGGGCAACCCCACGGCAGCCCGGTATGTGTCGCGCAACTCGCGCTGACGACGGCGCACGGCCTTCGATTGAGCAACGCGGATACGTTCAGCCGCTCGCATCTTGTGCGGGCCCAAGGCTTCCCGTCCGTTCGTCCGGTTCTCAATCTGTTTCATGTTCCCCTCCGGGCGTCTATACTACGCGAGGAAAGCCCGGCGCTGGCTTGCCGCCCCTATAGGGCGAAGCAACGCCGAGCGGCTTTCTCCGCGTATTAGCGCCCGAAAATGAGAAAGTCAAGTTACTTGGCCTAGTTGGGAGTGTGGCAGACTGTCGCAGGCTTTTCTCCACGGCGAGCGGCCTTGGTCTCCAGCATTTCCGCCCGGCATTCAAGCTGCTCGCGCGGCGTCATGCGCCGGAATAGTGCGTTCAGCACATCCATGCGCAGGGAACCGGGCTTCGTGGCCGCAAAGGCGTGCGCGAGTGCGCGCGGGAGCGGCCGAAGGCGGTAGGCGGTCAATTGTGGGCTTGTCATGGTGTTGCTCCTCGTGATGTAGGCGGGACAATGAGAGCACCACCTGTACGGCGCAAGCCAAGGTTGGGATCGTGGCAACGAAAGCGTTAACGTGATGCTTTCTTGCTCGATTGAGCACCACGCAATTATATTTCAACATCATGCCTGTCCTCCCATCACTTGATCCATGTGGGCGCAACTTTATTGCGCACGCTCCTAATCCCACAATTCCTATCGGAATGATAGGATATCCAGCGAACGATTGTTGCGCACGCAACTATATTGCGCACCAAGGGGTCGGATGTGCAGCCGCTATCACGCAATAAAGTTGCGCGCAATAATATTGCTTGGTTAATAAAGACCGGGTGGGGGCGGCGGTACCCCGCCGGTCGACCTCGTGCGTATATAAGCGGCGCGCCGATCTACATTTTCCCGGAAAAAGATGCCGAATTAACCATTGACTTAGGAGAAGATTAGGTCTAATGCCCATCTAATATGGTCGACAATCGCTATACGGCGCGCCAGTCGCCGATCGAACTCCCCGCCGTGCAGGACTTGGGGCCGGCCATGCGCGAACTGTCGGAACCGCAGCGTAGGTTCGTTCTCGCCATGGTTGAGATGGGGACTGACAACTACACCGCGGCCGCGCGTGTTGCCGGCTACGGGGGCACGGACGGCGCCACGCTGGTGGCCGCGCACCGCCTTTCCCACAATCCCGCGGTGCAGGCCGCGATCCGCGAGGAAGCCGACCGCCGGCTGCGCGCAGGTGCGATCCTGGCGGCGTCCGCGTTGATCGAGATCGTGGCCGACAAGAGCCACAAGGATCGCTTCAAGGCGGCAGACCGCCTGCTGGAGCGCGCGGGCATGTTGGTGGAGAACATCAACCGCACGATCGTGGAGGATCACCGCACCGACAAGGAGATCGAGCAGGCCATCATCCTCATGGCGCGCCGCAACGGGCTTGACCCGCAGAAGCTCCTTGGTCGACCATTGGCACCAATCGAAGGTGAGTTCGAGGAAGTCGGCTCAGCCGAAGGCATAGAGGACTTGCTCGCGTGAAAAAGAAACAACCGCCCGTGAAAGAACGCCGCTGTGATCTCGGTGCTGCTTGCATTTGCAAGAAGGCCGGGTGGAAAGGCGAGTGCATCGCTCAACCAATAGAGAAGCAAGCGGCATGACCGATCGTGCAGAATTGCTTCAGGCTGAGAAAGCCCTGAAGGAGATCGAGCGCAGCCAGCGCGAGGAGAAGCTGTTCTTCTATGCGCCCTATCCGAAGCAGCAGGAGTTCCACGACCTTGGCCTGACGAAACGCGAGCGCCTGCTGATGGCGGGCAACCAGAACGGCAAGACGTGGTGTGGCGGCGCCGAGGCGGCATATCACATGACCGGGCTGTACCCGGACTGGTGGCTCGGGCGGCGATGGGATCGGCCGACGCGCGGTTGGGTGGCGGGTGTGACCGGCGAAAGCACGCGAGACAACCCGCAGCGCATCCTGCTCGGCACGACGGCGCAGATCGAAGAATACGGTCCAGGGCTCGGGCTGATCCCGAAGCGCGCTCTCGACCCGAAGCGGATCACGGCTGCGCGCGGGGTGGCGAACCTGTACGACACGGTGCTGGTGCGGCACTACAAGTCGATCGCGGCCTACCACGCCAACCGATCCGATGGCTGGTCGGAGATGAAGTTCAAGTCCTACGAGAAGGGGGCGACCAAGCTGCAGGGCGACACCCTCGACTGGGAGTGGTGCGACGAGGAGCCGCCGGAGGACATCTATAGCGAGATGATGGCGCGCATCACGGCGACCAATGGTATCATCTACGTCACCTTTACCCCGCTGCAGGGCATGTCGAAAGTCGTCACCCGCTTCACGGACGAGCCTTCGCCGGATCGCTCGGTTGTCACCATGACGATCGATGACGCCAAGCACATCCCGGACGAACAGAAGGCCAAGATCATTGCTGGCTTCCTCCCGCACGAGCGCGAGGCGCGGGCGCGCGGTGTCCCGGTGCTCGGCAGCGGCAAGGTGTTTAAGGCCACCGAGGAGAGTATTACCATCACTCCGTTCTCGATCCCACGGCATTGGTCGCTGCTCTGGGGGATGGACTTTGGCCTTAACCATCCCTTCGCGACGGTGCTATTCGCGTGGGACAAGGAGATGGACACAATCTATGTGGTGAAGTGTATCCGCATGGCGGACACGCTGCCGCTGCAGCACGCCGAGGCGATGAAGCCGTGCCTCAACAACTTCGGCTGGAAAATTCCTGCAGCTTGGCCGCAGGACGGATGGCAGCGCAAGGAGTTCGGCGGCGAGCTACTTCCATTGGCTGCGATCTATCGCAAGCACGGCGTCAAGATGCTGTACCATCACGCGACGTTCCCGGACGGATCGAACTCGACGGAAGCCGGCATCCTTGGGATGCAGGAAGTGATGGCGAACGGGCACTTCAAGGTGTTCTCCGACTGCACGGAATGGTTCGATGAATATCGGCAGTATCACCGCAAGGACGGGCAGCTTGTCCGCTTCAAGGATGACCTGATGTCGGCCACGCGCGTCGGTTGGATGGCGCGCCGCTTCGCGCGATCCGTGCTCTGGGTGCCGAATACTCCGGACGGCCGCGCTCCGGTGGCAATGGCGAAGGACATTGACATCGACCCGTGGGGGGACTAGGTTCCGCGGGATCGCCGTATAAACTGGGGCGTTTTTCGAGGTTCAGCCATGGTGTCTCCCACCAACATTATCGGAATGGCGGCGGCGCGCGATCTCGGCGTGAACGGGATTGGCGACTTGGCTGGCGCCGCGGATGCCGCGCAGCAGGAGGAGCTTCGCAAGAAAAAGCTGCAGCAGATGCAGGCTGGTAACGGTCAAGCGGTTGCGCCTTGGACCGGGGCCTTCATGTCCTTGACCGGGAACCAATACTAATGGTTTCGCAAAGCGACCAGCAGATCATCACGGACAGCCTCGCCGAGTTTTCGGAGCGGCAAGTCTATCGTTCGGTGTTCGGGCAGCAGTGGGAGGAAGTGGCGGAGCTTGTCGACCCGACGAGCCGCAACACGTTCTTCTATGGCTCCTACAATACGCCCGGTCAAAAGAAGACCGATCGTCAGGTTGACGGCAACGCGGCGCTCGCGCTCATGCGTTTTCAGGCGATCCTGGACAGCATCCTGACGCCGCGCAACATGACGTGGCACGGGATCGAGGCGGACAACGAGCACCTGATGAAGTCGCGGCGCGTCCGCATCTTCTTCGAGCAACTGACGCGCATGATGTTCAGGGAGCGGTATAAGCCGACTGCGAACTTCAGCGCGCAGAACCAGAACATTTTTCGTGGGGTCGGTGCATACGGCAACGGCTGCTTGTTCGTCGACCAATTGATCTCGATGGAAGGGAAAACGGGGCTGCGCTACAAGGCGTGTCCGCTTGGCGAGATGTACTTGGGCGAGAACCATCAGGGCATCATCGACAGCTTTTGCCGATGGGTTCGCTTGAATGGTCGACAGGCTGTGCAGAAGTTTGGCAAGGAAGTGCTGCCGCCGGCAGTCGTGGACGCGGCCGAGCGCAGCAGCGAGATGCCGTTCAACTTCCTGCATCGGGTGTGCCCGAACGACGAATACGACGCGCAGCGGTACGATGCCGCGGGCAAGCGATATGCCAGCTATTACATCTCGCTCGACTACCGCACGCTGCTGACCAAGGGCGGCTACCGATCGTTCCCGGTGCCGACCAGCCGCTACATGCAGACGCCGGGCGAAGTCTACGGCCGCGGGCCTGCAATGTTCGTGCTGCCGGCGATCAAGACCATCAACGCGGAGAAGCGCGACTTCCTCACGCAGGGCCACCACGCCGCAGTGCCGACGTTCCTCACCACGGATGACGGCGTTGTGGATGTATCGTGGCGCCCCGGCGCCCTGAACAAGGGTGGCATGAGCGGCGACGGAAAACCATTGGTTGGTGTGCTTCCGGCCGGCGACATCCAAATCTCCAAGGAGATGATGGACGAGGAAAAGATCATCATCGAGGCGGCGTTCCTCACCGATCTGTTCAAGGTGCTGCTCGGCGACCCGAAGGTCTTCTCGGCCACGCAGATCGTCGAGATGATGTCGCAGCGCGGCATCCTGATCGCGCCCACCATGGGACGCCAGCAAAGCGAATACCTTGGCCCCATGATCGAGCGGGAAGTGGATGTGCTCGCGGAGTTGCGCAAGCTGCCGCCGCTGCCGCCCGAGCTTGAGGAAGCTCAGGGCGAATACCATGTGGTCTACACGTCGCCGCTGGCGCGCGATATGCGCGCGCAGGAAGTGGCGGGCTTCACGCGGACCCTCGACCTTGGCATCCAGGTGGCGAACGCAACGGGCGATCCGTCTAATCTCGACCGCTTTGACTTCGACACCGCGTTCCCGGAGATCGCGCGTATCCAGTCGACACCGGAAAGTTGGATGGCGAGTGACGATCAGTTGCAGGCGAAGCGGCAGGCGCGCGAGAAAGCGGCGCAGCAGCAACAGCAGGTGCAAGCGGCGCCGGCAGCGGCGGCTCTGCTGAAGGGTCAGGCTATGGCGGCCAAGGCGGGGCTGAAGCTTCCGCCCAACCAGATCGCGACCCAATTGGCGCCGCAACAGTAGGGGCTACTTATGGCGAATGAAGCACGGGCTCGGGCTTTCGCGTTCATCCGCGAGAGAAAGTCTGCGTTCCAGTTGACGTTCCGGCCCTACAACCCGGTGCGCTTGTGGCGGTGGGCGAAGGGCACAGCGTTCCGTTGGCTGTTCGACTTGCGGAGCCCGGCCCACATGATTGTGCTCCGCGACTTGGCCTTCTTTTGTCGGGCGAATGAGAGTTGCGTGGTGCCCGGCGATCGTGATAAGACGCTCATGCTGGAGGGGCGTCGGGAAGTTTTCTTGCGCATCCAGCAGCATCTTGATATGAACCCGGATGAATTGTTCGCTTTGTATAGCGGCAACGCTCCCCAACCAAAGGATACGAGCCAATGAGTGATGCAGGAACAGCAGCGGCCGAGGCAGGCCAGCAGCAACAACAGGCGGCAGCCGGTCAGCAGCAACAGCAGGCGGCAGCCGCGACGGGGGAGCCGTGGTTCAAAGGCGTCTCCGGGGTGGACGACGAAATTATCGGGCATTTGCAGAACCGCGGTCTCGACAAGAAGTCGGCGGCGGAAGCGGCAATCAGCGAAGCCCGCGCCTATCGCGAGGCGCAGAAGCTCCTCGGTGTTCCTCCGGAACAATTGGTCCGCATTCCCAAGGATGCGAACGATCAGGAAGGGTGGGCGAAGCTGCATGAGCGGCTCGGTGTTCCGACCGATCTCACCAAGTACGACTTTAGCGACGTGAAGTTCACGGATGGCTCCGCGGTCGAGGACGACTTTGTGAAGTCGCTTCGCGAGTTCGCTGGCTCGACCAAACTAACGGTCGATGCGGCCAAGTCGGTGGCGCGCTTTATCGTCAAACAGATCGAGGCGTCCGAAGCGGCTGACACTGCCGAGTATGCGTCGAAACTTGCCAACGAGCAGACGATCCTGAAGACGAACTGGGGCTCCAATGCCGCGGTCAACAAAGTGGTCGCGGAGAACGCGGCGGCGAAGCTCGGCGTCAAGCCCGAGGAGATCGCGGCTTTGGAGAAGGGCGTCGGCTATGCGCGGGTCATGGAAATGTTCCGCAACATCGGCGTCCGCATGGGCGAAGATCAGTTTGTCAATGGTGGACAGCCCGGTGGTGCCATGACGGTCGAGCAGGCGAAAGCTACGCTCGCGCAGCGCGAAGCGGACAAAGACTGGGTTGCGAAGTTCGAGCGCGGCGACAGTGCAGCCAAAAACGAATGGAACAACCTCACGCGGGTCATCGCGGGAGTGTGACATGCCTTGGTCAGCCGCATCGTTCAAGCAGAAGCACAACCACTCCTTGAGTGGTGCGGCGGCCGGCAAAGCTGCGTCCATGGCGAACGCTATGCTCAAGCGCGGTGTCCCTGAAGGTGAAGCCATTGCCACGGCCAACAAGCGAGTGGGCAAGATGGGGCGTCGGGTGAGAAAGAAATGAGTGGGCGAGAACGGTCATATCATGGTGTCGAGCGGGAGCGCGATTGGCTCGACGGCGGTGTTCCTGAAGTCGAACGGCGCGGACCTGTCTCGACAGGTATTTTAGATCGCAATGGGCGCCTGATCTATCGTGCAGAGGAGCCAGTCGGGTTTGTTTTGTCAAAGGACCTAAAATGAGCAAGCACAAATGGATTTCGGGCGCCATCAAGCACCCTGGTGCTGAGAAGAAAGCGGCAGCCGCGGCTGGCATGTCGACGCACGCCTACATGGAGAAACACAAGGGTGATCCTGGCACTGCCGGGAAACGAGCACGCCTTGGCCTCACTCTCTCCAAAATGGCGCGGAAACGGCGCTGAAATTTTCTTTCAATCTCCTGTTGACACCGGCAACAATCTGTCGTAGGTAGAAAGCCTCGGCTGGTGGAACTGGCCGGCCCCTGGCGGCGCGCCGGGTGCTGGCCGGGCTGCGCGCCCCCGCCGGCCGGGACTTACTTCGATACCGCCATTGGGCGCCGAGGTAGGACATGCCCCCGAACGGATACGGCGACAAGGTGTAGAACCCAACGGAGTGTGTCATGTCCGATACCGGCCTCTTGGAACTTTTCCAGACCCAGTTCTCGACCCTCCTGCGCATGAAGTTGCAGCAGAAGACTTCCAAGCTGCGCGGTCGCGTGGAGGAAGGCTCCCACACGGGAGCGAAGATGGCTTCGCCGATCCAATTCGTCGGCGCCATGCAGATGCGAACGCCGGAAGGTCGCTTCGCTCCGAAAAAGAACATCCCGCAGGATTACTCGCGGCGTTGGATCGTGCCGGTCGACAAAGAGGGCGACCAGTACGTCGACAGCTTCGACAAGCTGAAGACCCCGATCGATCCGCAGTCGCAGTTGGTGGCGCGTGCCGCCGCGGCTTGTGCCCGCAACTGGGATGACGAAATCATCCGTGCTGCGACGGCCGATGCCGTGATCGGTATGGACGCCGGCAACCTGTCGACCGAGAGTTTCGACACGACCAACTTCCTGATCGCCGCCAACTTCGAGGCGTCGGCGTCGGTGGGCTTGACCGTGGCGAAGTTCAACGAGGCGCGGCGTATCCTGGAGCACTATGAGAACGATCTCGACGTGGACAAGCCCACGATGGTGATCGGCTCCAAGCAGCACGCCAACCTCCGCAATCAGGCTCAGGTGACGAGCGACGACTTCAACAAGAACGGCGGCGTTCTGCAGTCCGGTGTCGTGCGCGAATACATGGGCTTCGACATCGTGGTCAGCGAGCGTCTGCCGCTGATTACGAGCAACAGTTCGACGTGCCGCGGCTGCCTCGCGTTCGTCAAGAGCGGCCTCTATCTGGGCTACTGGCTCGATACGAAGACGGAAGTCTTCCGCCGGCCGGACCTGAGCGGAAATCCGTGGGACATCAACACGCAGATTTCCATCGGCGCCACGCGCACCGAACTCGGCAAGATCATCCAGATCGCCGCAGTCGACGCCACCGGCGGCCCGATCAACCCGTAATCGAGCGGGCCGCTTCGGCGGCCCACTTCGATACAGCAAGGAATTTCAGGAGTTACGACCATGGCTGCAGGACCCACCCTCAAGAGTTCGTTCATCACGAACAGCGATGCGTCTCCGCGCGTGGCGACGACCGCAGGCGAAGGCGCTTCCTTCCGCAAGGACGAAGCAGACGGTTACGTCACGGTCGCGGCTTCCGATGGCGCCGGCACCAAGTATCTGATGGTGCGCGTCCAGAGCTATGCCAAGATCAAGAGCCTCGTGCTCGCTTCCGAAGCGCAGGGCGCCGGCAAGGTCAATTGCGGCGTCTACTACGCGGACAACGTGGTCGATCTCGCGCCGGGCAACGCTTCCAATGCCGGTGTCGCAATCGACGATGACTTTTTCGCGACGGATGTCGATCTCGCCGCCAAGGTGCAGCCCACCGACATCACGTTCGAGAGCGGCACCTACACGTTCGACAAGTGGTCGCAACCTCTGTGGCAGGCGGTCGGCCTCACGTCCGATCCCGGCGGCAAGTTCGATATCGTGCTCACGGTCCACACGACCGATGTCACGACCGGCACCGGCAAGCTCTACTTGCGAGCCGGCTACTCGGAATAGAACGGCCGGCTCCGCGCTCGCGCGGGGCGGGTCTCGGTGGCTCCGCGCTCGCGCGGGGCTTGCCAAACCGGGGGCGGGGTCAAGCCCCTCCCCTCGCCCCCGGCCCAGTTTAGGAGCCCGCAATGGTGCGCTCGGTTTTCAATGCGACAGTCGGTACGACCCTGACGCCTTCCTTTGGCAACTCGGCCGAACCGAACGCTGCGATCACTGCCGCCGCGGCCCTCCTCACCACCGCCCAGACCGATACTGCCGCGGCCAAGACATCGGCCACGACCGCGGACACGGCCCTGGCGACGGTTGTGGGCGCCGATCAGACGGCCGTCGAGGCGGCAGTCGCCACGCTCGAAGCGGACGGCGCCAGTCCCACGCAGGCCCATGTGACGGCCCTTCGCGGCGTCTGGAACACCATGAAGACCGATGCGGCGACCGCCAAAGCGGACACTGTGACGGCCAAGGCGGACGCCACGACCGCGGACACGGCAGCCCAGGCTGTCAGCCTCACCGGGTCCTTGGCCGCGGTGTCGGCGGATGCGACCTTGCTGGTCAATGGGGCCAACGTGGTCACAAAGAACAAGCTGCGCGAAATCATCCGCGGCTTCTTGCTATTGATCGACGGTTCGACTTTACTGTCGGGCACGTAAGGAGTAACGCCGATGGTGAGTGAATTTTACGGTCTCAACAGGGGTGATCTCGATCAACCCGAGACGGTGCAGGTTGGCACTTCGACCAACAGCACCGACATCGAAGTGCGGATCGACCTGACCAAGAACCTGACGCGCCTCGATACGGAGATGCTGCTCGACGCGATCATGCGGCGTATCCTCGACAGCGGCAGCGGCGAACTCGGGCAGGTGTGAGATGGCGTTCGCCCATCCTTTCTACGGTGTGGTCAAGTCGACGCTGGTGCGGCCGTCGAATACGTCCGCGTATGCGCAGAACGACTTGATCGCGTCCAGCACGACCGCCGGCTCGATCAGCGTGCCGTCTTTCACGTTGCCGCGTGATGACACGGAAGTCGCGGAGATCACGCGCGGTGTTCTCTACACCAGTCTCGTCAGCGGCTTCACGACCTTCCAGGGCCGTGTCGATCTGTGGGATGCGCCTCCGACCTTCACCAATGGCGACAACGGCGCCTATGCGGTGGCTACCGGATCGGCCCACTGGCTCGGCGAAATGACTTCGCAGGTGTCCAATGCCTATCTCGCGGGCGCCGATGGGGGTCACGTTCGCTTGCTGCCGGGTCCTTCCGGCACGGTGCCCGGCGAAATCATCATGTGGGCACGGGCGCCGGGCGACAAGCTCTATTGGTCTCTCCAAGAGATCGATAGCACAGGCTTCACGCCGGCTTCCGGGGAAACATTCACGCTGGCCTTGGACCTCATTCAGAGGTAGCATGGCGGCGAATAGGAGCCGCCGATGGTCACTGAAACCGATATCGCCAATCGCGCCCTGCAGCACTGCGGGGCCTCGCGTATCCCGGCTGGCGCTTTGCGCACGGACGACAGCAAGAACGCGGGCGAAGTGGTGGCGTGCTATGACATCTCGCGCCGGTATGAATTGCGCCGCAACGTGTGGAGGTTCGCGGTGCGGACGGTTGCGTTGCGCCCGATCGGTGACTACAGCAAATTCGTCACCTTTGCCGCGTTCGACAATGCTGCGACCTACGCGGCGAATGACGTAATCCAGGCATCGGATGGGCAAGTTTATTTCTCGTTGATCGGCGCGAATACAGGACATGATCCTACCACGTCGCCGACCTATTGGTCGCTCTATTTTGGCAACCTGATCGCTCAAGAGTATGTGACGACGTGGAGTGCGGCAGCCACTTATGCGGCGGGCGATCATGCGGTCGGGTCCGACAGCGTGGTCTACATTTCCCTCGTGGATGCGAACATCAATCATAATCCGGTTGGAGATGGCGATGTCCATTGGTCGGTAACGACGGATGACGTACAAGCCGATGACCAGGACTACTATGCCGGCGAACTCGTCTATACCGGCAACAAGGTCTATCTCTCGAAGATCAGCGCGAACGCAGACGATCCGCCCTCGACCAATTGGCTGTCGTTCACGACGGCGCCTGCGCTGTCCGCCTTGAACTTCATCTATCCGATCGGCGCCGGCCCCATGGCGCAAGGCGCTACCAAGAACGCCTATCGTCTCCCGAATGGGTTCTTGCGCGAGGCGCCGCAGTCACCCAAGGCGGGCGCCTCCACGATCCTCGGGGCACCAACTGGTTTGGCCTACACGGACTGGAATTTCGAGAGCAACTACTTCACGACGCAGGATACCGGCATCATTCTGTTTCGTTTCGCTGCGGACATTTCGGACACAACTCAGTTCGATCCGATGTTCGTTGAAGGACTGGCGGCGCGGATCGCGTTCTCTGTCTGTGAGCCGATCACGCAATCGCAGAGTAAGCTGCAGGGAATTGCGGCGGCGTACAACAAATATATGTCGGACGCGCGCACTGTGAATGGCATCGAGACCGGCTCAACGCAGCCGCCGGAAGATGACTACATTGTGACGCAAAGGTAGGGGCCAATGGTTTCGGCATCGTTCGTTCAAACATCGTTCCTCGGCGGCGAATGGTCTCCGTTTGCGCAAGGGCGCATGACGGACCCGGCCTATAAGTCGGCGTCGAACGTCATGCTCAATGCTTACCCGCTGGAGGCGGGCGCATGGGTGCGGCGGTCTGGCTTGCGCTTCCTCGCGCATACGAAGGCGGGACGGCCGGCGCTGTTGCGTGCGTTTGACTTCTCGGTCACGCAGCCGTATCAGATCGAATTTACGGACGGGTTTGCGCGCTTCTATGCCGGACTTTCGCTGTTGACGACCCTGGCTTTTGACGGGGCGGTCTATGTCGATCAGGTCTCGAACACGAACCCGGCGACAGTGTATCTGTCGACCGCGGTGCCGGCGGGTTGGGCCAATGGCAACACGATCTTGTTCCGCCTGCCTACTGTGCCGGTGACGTGCCCGCTCCTGCTCGGCCGTCAGTTTGTGATTGCCAACCTGGATACAGTCGCGCGGACTTTCACGCTGCAGGACCCGATCACTGGGGCGGACATCGACGGCACCGGCTTCGGCTACACTCCGTCCGGGGAAGACGCTACGCCCGACACGGTGGAAAAGATTTTCGAGCTTGTGACGCCTTATGTCTCGGAGCAGTGGCGCACGTTGCGTTCGGTTCATGACGACACCACTGTGCTGCTGCTGCACAAGAACTATCAGCAACGACTGGTTTCCAATGGAAACCCGTTTTCGATCGCCCCGCAGGACTTCTCAGACGGCCCCTATCTGGACATCAACGACACCGATACGACTTTGACGCCGGACGGGACGACCGGGACGATCAATATCACGGCGAACTCCACGACGGGGATCAATAGCGGCTCCGGCTTTGTGTCGACCGATGTCGGGCGCCTCATTCGGTTCCAGGGCGGCCCCGCGGCGTGGAGCAACGCAGTCAGCTACGCCAAAGCAGCGCTTGTCACGGGTTCCGACAACAACATCTACACGTCCAACGTCGGCGATAATCTGGGTAACGACCCGACGACGGACGACAGCACGAACTGGACGCTCGCGGCGAAGACGATCACCTGGACGTGGCTCAAGATCACGAATGTTACCAGCACGACGGTTGTGGTCTGCGACGTGATGGGCGTCGATCTCCCGGAAGCTACTGCGACAACCCAATGGCAGTTGGGCCTCTATTCCGACACGACTGGTTGGCCTACATGCGGCACTTATCACGAGGGTCGCTTGTGGTTGTCTGGCGTCATCAGCAATCGGTGGGACGCCAGCAAGTCGAATGACCATTTCAACTTTGAGCCGACCGCGACGGACGGTACGGTCGCGGACGACAACGCGCTGGCGATTATCGCGAACGCGACGGATGTCAATCAGATTTTCTGGATGATCTCGACCGAAGATGGCTTGATCTCCGGGACGCAAGCCGGTGAATGGCGCATTAAGGCGTCGGCGTTGGATGATCCTATCTCGCCGACTAGTGTGCAGGCACGGCGTATCTCGACCTATGGCTGCGCGGATATCGAGCCGGTGCAGCCGGGGAGCCAGACGGTGTTCGTGCAGCGGCAGCAACGGCGTCTGCTCGCGCACGAGCAAGTCAGCGTCAACACATACATGGCGGCAAATCTCACGCAGAACGCGGATCATCAGACGACGAGCGGGATCGCGGAAGTGACGTGGCAGCAGGAGCCGCTGCTGTCGATCTGGATGCGCCGGGAGGACGGCACGCTGATCGGCTGCACTTATCAGAAGCGGCAATATGCCGGCTTTGCGGTTGAGAAGGAGCCCTACAATGCGGTGCATCAGCACGAGTTGGCGAATGACCGAAGTGTGACCAGTATTCAGGGTGGTCCTGCTTTCGACGGCTTGAGCGATGCGCTGTACATGGTGACGAACCAGATCGATAGCGAGGCGCCCGACTATAACGTCCATTGGGTCCAGGTGCTTATGCCGCTGTTCGAGAGTGGCAGCGACGATTGGATGGCGTTCTACACGGATGGCGGCGGCAATCCGCCCTATGCGCAGTTGTTCCAAGTTGTCAACGAGGATAGCTTCGACGGCATTCGGATTTATGGGCTGTGGCCGCTCAACGGGCAGACGGTTGCGCCGGTTGTCGGCGGTCTCGATCTTGGCGATCGAACGGTTGCCAATGGTTTCGTGGAAGTGCCGTTCGGCACGGACCCGGACAAGGTGTTCACGCTGGCTTTCTTTCTTGCGCTCTCGGACGGGACGGACTACGGCATCTTTGGGGTGCAGACGGGTTCGATCCACGGTGGTGGCAGCGAGGCGCCTCCCGTCGATGCCAACAATTTGCTCGCGTATGTCGGGCCGGACGATCACGTTATCGGCTCCCGCGACTTCATTACACACATCGATGCAGCGAACAATCGCGTGTTCGAGATGCAAACGGCGGTGCCGGGCAACCTCGTCTACGGCGGCGGCATTCGCCAGTTCAACGCTACAACCGGCGACGAGAATGTCGAGGCGGACAACTTCGATATCTTCGGGTCGGCTACGTCGCTTGGTGCTTGGAGCAGCGTGACGACCTATACGACGGATCAGGTCGTGACGGGTTCTGACAACATCACCTATCGCTCGCGGGCGGGCGGCAACCTGAACCACGACCCGGTGTCGGATGGTGGCGTCCATTGGGAGCCGCGCTATTCGGATGCGCAGATCAGTAGCATCATGAGCTACTTGCACCGTGATGGGCACATCTACACGCAGACCAGCACGCAGAACACTGCGACCATGGCGAAGATCAGCGCAAGCGATCTGACCTTGGTCGCAACCTATGGTGCCCAGTCTTCATCTTTGGCGGGCAGCAGCGCCGGCAACTTGCAATGTGCGTTCTACTCCATGGCTGGACCGCGGGTTCTGGTCAGCGGCGTCTATCAGAACTATCTGGTGTTCGTCGGTATCCGAAGCGGGAGCACGACAAACGAGATCACATTGATCCAGACCGACGACACAATGAACTTCGTCTATGCACACCAGATCGACGAGGCCAATGCTTCGGTGTGCAACGGCACGTCGAAAGCGGGCGTTGCTTCCTGGTTCGTGGCGGGGCAGCCGCCGACGTTCGCGGCGGTGTGGGCGGTCGGCACGACCTATCTTACCGGCAACCAAGCCTTTGGCTCCAATGGCGTCCTCTATCAGTCGTTGAGCGACGGTAATGTTGGTAATGATCCGACCGTCGATGGCGGCGTCCATTGGACGGCGATCGAAAAACCCATCGGGCTCTATCAGTGTGACTTCGACCCGGCGCTATACGGGGACATCTTCTTCACGAGGAAAATCACGACGGTTGGCCCTCGCGACATCGATGCGACGTGGAACTCGATCAGCGACTTTATTGGGCCGGCGTATGACAAGACCGATCAGAACTTGCTGTGTCTGGTGGAGACTGCGGACGCGGTGACGAACTCTCGGTACTTGGTCAAGTTCTCGTCGCTCAACGGAGAAGTGCTGTGGGCGTGCGCGCTTGACGATACGATCTCGACATTCGGAACGAAGCAGTCGATGTCGGTTGCCGATGTGACTGGCACGCTGGTCTTCATGCGCGCGGGTGTTGGCAATCACAACGCCTACATTATCGATACGTCGACTGGCGATCTGACCATGCAGCCGATCAATACCGGCTTTGCCGGTGTGACGCCGCAATACTACGATCCGGGCAGCGGCTCTATCACGTTCTTTGGCAGCTTCTCGCCGCCGGGCACGGGTCCGGTCATGCAATACATCGGTACTTACCTCGCGGACAACGCCGATACGCTGACGAACCAATGGGGCCGGCTCTATCTTGGCGTCAATCATTCTGTGGCTGCGACAGTCACCACTTACACGGTGCCGGTCTCGTTGGGCTCGACGTACACGAGCCGCGGTCAACTACTGCGGCCGGACTTCGGCCCTGATGCTGGCGCCCGTAATGGGCCTGCTTTCGGCAAGAAGCGGCGCCTGCATTGGTACGCGGGGTCGTTTTATCGATCGCGAGCGGTGAAGATCGGAACGACTTTTGACAAATTGCGGCCGGTTCCGATGGAAACGGCCGGCGGAACGCCCTATGCGGCGCCGACCTTGTTTTCGGGGATCGTTTCGACTACGCTTGAAAGCGACTACACCTTTGACGGGCAAATCGCGTGGGAAGTGACACGGCCGTATCCGTGCAATATCTCTGCGATGGGCGGCTACATCGAAGCAATGGACAAGTGAGATGGCTGACTATTTTGGCGCAGCGAACGATTTGCTTGGAGGCATCGGTGGCTTCTTGAGCGGCATGGATGCAGCAGCCGGTGACAAGGCTGCGGCGGGCATGTACGCGCAAGCCGCACGTTACTCGGCGCTGGAGACCGGCATCAAGGAAGTTGCCGCGAACCGTGCGCTCTATCAGGTGACAGGCGCCGCTTCCGCGGCGATCGCGCAGAGTGGGCTCAAGAACTCGGGTAGTGCGTCCGAGGTTATGCGCTCGACCGCGCAGCAGGGTGCTGTGACCAAAGCGCTGATCGCGCTGCAGGGCAAGATCGACTACTCCAGCTACATGGCGATGTCGAAAGCTGCGCAGGCGCAGGCGGATGCCGCGTCATCCGGCGGCTGGATGTCCGCGATCGGCGGCATCGTTGGGACCATTGGTAGCCTCATGTCGGATGATCTGCTGAAGACGGACGTGCAGTTGCTCTACCGCCGAGAGGATGGGATCGGCTTCTATCGGTTCCGCTATGGCGGCGCCGGCCCCGTCTTTGAAGGCGTGCTCGCCAGCGAAGTCGAGAAGTATGTGCCGGCTGCCGTGCGCTACGATGACGTTGGGTTCCGCCACATCAACTACGATGTGGTGGGGATGCCGTTCAGAACCATGGAAAGGGCGGCGTGATGGCTCGCATTCCGACATATGAGAACAAGGCTCAACTCGACCCCGGCATCATCTCGATGGCGGCGCGCCGCGTTGAGGTTGCAGGCGACGAGAGCGGCGCCGCGATCCAGCGCGGCCTTGGCGCCGTTGCGAATGGCGTTCAATCGGTCGAGACCCATGTTGCGCAAAACGAGACTTCCAAACTCGCGGCAGACTTCGCCACTGCCCAGGCGCAACTGACTGCGGAGTGGAATGACACCGTTCGCAAGGCGGACCCGAACGACCACGAGCTTGCCGATCGGTTCATGAATGAGCGTGTCGGCCCAACCCTCGATAAGCTCGGCGATGGGCTCCTGACCACGCAAGCCAACGAAATGTACACGAAGGCGGTGGCCGGTCTCAAGGCGGATATGTTCGTGAAGGCAACTGCCGACCAGTCGAACCTTGCCGGCGCCGCCGCCGTTGCCAACCTTGATAAAGTCAAGAACCAATTGTCCAATCTGGTGCGCGACGATCCGACTTCCTACCAGGGCGCCCAGGTCATGGCGAAGTCTGTGATCGAGGGGTTGGTCCAGGCTTACGGCCTTCCCCGCGAGAAAGCCATTGCTTTGGCCGCGGATGTCAACGGGCAAATTGCGAAGTCCGCAGCCATTGGTATGGCAGACAGGAACCCGGATGCTGCAAAGCAGGCGATCGATCGCGGCGACTTCAGTGACTATATCGATGGGACCGAAGCGAAAACCCTTTCGGCTTACGCGGATGAACAGTCGCGGGCGCAGTTGACGGCGCAGAAATCAGCGGAAGCGGAACAGAAAAAGCAAAACGTCGAGGCGGTTCACGCAGCGTCGAACCAAATCCTTGCCGGTATGATCCAGCCGGACGGGACGTTGAAGGTGCCGGTGGATGCGCCGATGGCGGCCGTCAAGTTGTCGCAGATGCCGGATGCCGATCCCGGTGAAGTGCGCTCAACTATCAATATGATCGAGCGGGTGACGCGGGACAACTCGGAAGGCAAGAACATCCAGACGGACCCGCACATCTATGAGGACTTCTCGCAGCGGATGTTGGCGCCGTCGAGTGATCCGCGGGCGCTGTCGCAGCGAGAAGTGATTGCCGCGCGGGCAGCCGGCATGATGTCGGATCGTGACTTTAGCTTCTTCACGCGCGGGATCGACGAGTTGCACAAGGACCCGGCGAAGCGTGATGCAGATCGTGCGTTCAATGCGTTCTTGCAGAGCCAGAAGCAGGCTTTCACGCAGCGCAACTTCCTGACCGGCCAATCCGATCCTATCGGCTATCAGAAATTCTTCCAGTTCTCGCAAGCTGCCCGCGCGCAATATGAGGCTGCCTATGCTTCCGGCAATTGGCATGACGTGCTCGACGCGCGCAACCCGGCGTTTCTTGGACGCTTGGCACCGCACTATCTGCAGAATGGCAAGGGCGCAACGCCCGATCCTGTGGCGCACATCAGCGGCGACGGTGACTTCGCGAAGCTCCCGCACGGGGCACAGTTCGTTGGACCTGACGGTATCTTGAGGGTGAAGCCGTGAGCGATTGGGACAAGGCGCCGCCGCTGACGCAACAGCCGCCGGCCCCGGTTCAGACTGGGTGGAAGTCGGCGCCGGCCGTTACGGCTGAGCCGGAGCCGAGTGCTGACCATCTGGTGCAAAATGCACCAGGGATGGCCGAGGCAAAGAACCCTGTTGATGCGCTGATGGCCGGGCTGCAGATGTCATCGGCCGGGCTGATGCTACATGGTCGCCCCAACATGGCCCTTCCCAAAAATGCAGGCTTCGCGATGAAGCTTGCCTATGGTATCGCGCAAGGCACTGGTGATCTTCCGGCGAGTATCGTCGGCTTCTTTGGCGGAGCCGTCGCGGGTGGTGCAGCAGGTGCAGCCGTTCCGGGTGCTGGCGAGACTGGCGTTACGGAAGCTGGTGGTGCAATCGTTGGTGCCGGCTACGGTACGATGGCGCTGCCGCAAGCGATCCGTGAAGCCTACATGGACTATTACAACCGCGGACAGGTGCATACATGGCAGGACTTCCTGCGTATGGTGGCGCACAGCGCGTGGAATGTGAACAAGGCTGGTGCAGTTGGCGCCATCTCGGCACCCGCCGCTAAATTTGTCGGCCCAATGGTCGGTGACATGACGGGCAGCGCGGTTGCGCAATCCGGCGCCGAACTCGGAACTTACGTGACGACAGCGACGGGCGTCCAAAGCGTTCTCGATGGCCGCGCTCCCGATGCTTCCGATTTTGCAGCCAACGCGGTCATGGCACTCGGCTTCCATGCGGCTGGCAGCTATGTCAACGGCAAGTTCACGCTGACCCCCGCGGCCAACACCGTGCGCTCGAACATGGAGCACATCTATCGCGAGACTGGCATCCCGCCGTGGGAGCAGGCGACTGCCGCGAAGACCGATCCGGCCGCGCACGACGAAGTGTTGGCCCAGGATGTGAACGGTGACCCGGTTGCGACGAGGTTCAATTCGATGCGGCCGGAGGAGCATCCGCCGTTCAAGACGAACGCCTTTAAGGTGGGAGACGAACATGCGGCGGATGTCAACGACATTCACAGTGCGGCTTTTACGCAGGCTCATGTCGAGCACATGCTTCCATTGGTTCGCGGCTTGGAAGCATCGGGTGACGAGGCGATCTCGCCTAAAGGTGCTGTCGGCCGCTACCAGATTATGCCCGGCACTGCTCGGCAGTACGGCTTTGATCCATCCCGGCTCACTGACCCGGCGTACAACGAGCGGGTCGCGCGCACTGTTCTTGCCGATCTCTCGCGTCGTTTCCATGGGGACACGGAAGCGGTTCTGATTGCGTACAACGCCGGTCCCGGTCGCGCCTTTCAGTTCTTGCGTGACGGCCGAAATCTCAGCGAGATGCCGAAGGAGACGCAGAAGTATCTGGCGCACGCGCAGAAATTGGGTGAGACTGGCGGTGCTCCGCCTGAGGAGCCGCCGAAACCACCGGAGCCTCCTGCGGGTGATGATGGCCCGGACTTCGATAAGCTGTCGACAGACATGCGGATGTCGCGGTTCCAGGATGCGATTGGGAAGGAGCCTTCGACGCCGCCGACT